GAGCTAATGTTGTGTCATAAGGAAAAGCATCAACATAATCTTCAAATATAGATTTAACTTTTGCTATGTAACCTACTAAATCTTCTGAAAGTAATGTACTAGCAATAGACTCAGAAAATCTCATATTGTTATCAGAACTATCATCACCTGTATAAGAAACTCTTATACCCCTAGTTTGAACAGTACCACTTGAATCAAGCCAATTACCACCACTATCAGTAGTGGCATATATATCTCCATATTGTATTGGGAAACTGTAATCTACTGTATTAATTTCAAATGTATCATTTACATATAAACCATAAAAGTCATAAAATAAAGAATCAGAACCTCTGTGTATAGCACCTTCGTTTCTGTATGTATGACCATAACCTACAACTAAGTTACCTCTTACTCCATCGTGAAAATCTGGGTCAAAAGGAACACGACCTGAAACACTTTCTGCATATATTGTTGAACCTGAAGGAACTGGGTCATTATCAATATAATTACCATTAACTGGATAACCTGTGTCATAAACAAAAGGAACAAATCCAATTCTGTCTTTAACAGCCTGTAATCCATCTAAACTTAAGTTTGCGTTTGCTAAATCAAATTGTGGCATTAAGCCTCCCTATATTCCCACCATTCAATAGTAAAGTCTTCACTCTCTAATTGAAAATGATAGGAATAGTCGACTTCTAAATAAGACCTCTGACCATCTAAATATAGACTTGTTCCACCAAATTTAGATTGTGTGCTACTTAATTGTGCGTTTCCATAAAATTCAACATCGTGTTTTCTTTTAGTTGCATCAGTTGTAGCTTTGTCACCATTTGTGCCATCAAAATTTAAAAGTAAGTCAGTTTGTTCTTTTGAAGGATTTGTAATTGTACCAGCTCTAATAGCTCTTTTACCACCTGTAGAACCATCTCTTAATAGACCATATGGCTCTCCATCATCATAATTGTCTAGCACATACTCTAATGATTTATTTGTATATTTTCTCATTGAAGATACGCCACCTTTATCAGATATAGGTAGACCTCTAGTATCGCCATCTCCTAAATAAGTACCTAGACCAGCACCATTTATTTCAATTGAATCATCTCCAAGTCCTAATCCAGTTATAACACCTACATAATCAGCACTATTCAACATAGCACTATCATTTAGTTCGCTTTCAGCAACTCTTTGTGGAATTATTACAATTTGGTCCCATGCATCAATTGTATTTAATATTGAGTTAGGTGTTTTGTTATAATCTAATCTTAGATTAAAACTACCTTGAGCCATTAATTTTTCTGTTACTGACATTATGCTTTTATCAACTTTTGGTATTCGTATACATTATCAAAGTATTGGTCTCTAATATCTACAGCGTCATCTGAATCATTGATAGAACCATCTTCTTGAGCTAATTCATATCCAATAAATGCTTTCATTTGAGAGCCACTTTTATACATCATTTCCCTTGCTACATCAAAGTTTAGTGAACTAGATGCACTATCTGGACTACCTAATATCCATTTATTTCCATCTTCTGGACTAGAGCTACCATCAATAATGTAACCTGTTCCAGTACTTGCATTTGTTCCTGATGCTGTTGCTAATGATAAATTAAACCTACTTGCAGTATGTTGATTGGCAACGATAGAAACATGATGAGCACCTCTTCTTAAAGTGAAATCTACAACTAATCTTCCATCTTTAGAATCAGAGTTAAGATAACTTGTAAGCCTAACAGTAGCACACTCAGGATGGTTTTTAATTATTTGCATAGTTCTCCACCCTTGATAGTTATCACCTAATTGGTCGGAACCATTTGGTGCACCTCTACTAAATGCCCATTCTTTACTTGTTTGATAGTCTGAAACATCAAATATATAAGTTGTAAACAATGCTTGTGTAGTTGAATTTTCAAATTCTATTTTTACTAAACCATTTTCTAAAACTAAGTCAGTAGGTTTATTTTTAGAAAACAGACCACATCTTACCTCTAAAGCAGTATCATCAAATGTTTTTGAACCATCTGCATTTCTTGAAAATCCATCATAATAAGTACCAGTTGATATTCTGCAAGCACCTTTGTAATAATCTGAAGGTTCAACATGGTATGTAGCATTAAAATCTCTTAAATTACTATCTGTCTTTAGTCTTAAAGTTGTTGTAGCACCAGTAGAGGAACTTGTTAAATCTTTAGCTAATCTAGTACCATCCACTGGTTGACCAGCGTGATAATAGTTATAATGATTTGATGGTGGACAATGAAATTGATTTGTTGTTGAGCTGACACTATGGTCATTATCTAATACTGCACCTGTAAATCTTGATTCAAACTGTATTTCACCACTTCTTCCTAAATATTCAAATTGTATATTGTATTTAAAACCACCCAAGGTATATCTAGTTGTATTAATTGAACTACTTTGAACTCTTACATATCCATCATAAGAACTATCCCCATCATATCTGAATGGAACAACCAAACCATATGCTGCGAGTGAAACTAATTCATCTCTTATGTATTTAATGTGGTCCATAGTTACAGCAGTACCACCAATAGAACCTTGTATTTGTAAATCTCTACCACCATCTGTAGAGTTAAAAGTTATTCCAGATGGTGATGTGATACTAAGTTGTCCAACATGAACTTGATTAGCCATTAATTTCTCCTCATACCTGTACCAACTGAACCCTCTTTTTGTAAGTTAACAAGAGCTTTTTGTATTTGCTGTGCTGCTTTTCTTGCTTGTATTGGGTCACTTGGTACGCCAGTAACTTGTACATTTAAGTTTTCTACAACCATACTACTACCTGCACCAGAACCTTGTGGTGTTACTCTTAAACCACCTTGAGGAAGAGCTTGTATAAATTCAGGTCCATATTCACCAACTAATGCTCTTTGGAAAGGTCTAACATTACCACCATATTTAAAACCTTTTACTACAGCAGTATTTTTCATACCAATCATTTTTAGGTAACTGTCCAAAGCACCTGCTAATTTCAAAAAATAATTATCTAAAACATTTTTTTCATTTGGAGGTAAATTATTACGATTTCCAATTTTATTTTTCATTTGATAGTAATAATTTTCAGCATTAGATGAGTTAGAAAAACCTATCTCATTTAGTAAATCTTGAACTTTTGTTGGATAATTAATACCTGTCACTTTAGTCCAATCACCCAATGCTTTTATATATTTTGGTAGATAATCAGCTTCATATGTTTCTGTTTGACCACCATAACTTTGTCTACCAGTAATAGGATTGTATCCTGCTTGAGTTACACCAGCAACAACATTTCTTGAAAAATCTTCTTCATAGTCTTTAAGTTTTTGAGAAGTATCAAATATTAATACACCTCTATTAGCTAACTCAGGTATTAAGTATTCTAAATTTTGTTTTTTCAATGCTTCTTCTGAAGTACCATATTCACCACTTTCAAATAATGTAAATGGAACACCTAATAAACCTTCCATTGCTCTAACAAATTCATATCTCCTACCTTTTGTTTCACCTAAAACTTTATCATCTTTAGCTTGAATAAGTCTTTCTGCTTGATTAATTCCAAGTTGATATTCAGTATCATCTGCAAACTGATTTTTAGCTCCTGGTAAGTTTGCACCAACTTTATTAGTTTGAATAGCGTTCATTAATTCACCTTTAAATTGAGTTCCCCCAAATCCAGATAAATCAAGAAATTCTTCAAAGTTTGCAAATTCCTTTTGTGCTAGTTGTTGTCCTTTTGATAAATCACTAGGATGGTACTCTAACATTCCTTCAGCATCTGCTCTAGCAAGTTCGTGTAAATAAGCTCTTACGCTATCAATAGCAGAATCCATTGCAGTTTTAGTTTGTGAAGCCATATTTTTTGTTTTTTGAATTACTGTATCTATGTGAGAACCTACACCACCATAACCTTCTATTAGTGCATCAAATAATTCAGGTGAAGTTGCAACAAATTCAGTAAATTTATCTCTTGCTTTTTCATATTTATGTTCTGCTAAGTAAACACCCTCAACAGCAGCTTCTAAGTTATCATAAGCAATTTCCAGTTCATAATTAGCATTAGCCTGTTCATCAGTTAATTGTATGGCAGTCTGTCTAGCAGCAATTAATTCATCAGAAGTTTCTTTAGCTTTATCTTCAGTATTTTGTAATTCTCTGTTAGCTTCAGCTAATTCCAATACTACAATTCTTTGCTCATCAATACTTAAGTTATCACCTTTTAACTCTGCTAATGATTCTTCAGCAGCATCAACTTCTAATGAGGAAACAATTCCTGCTTCAGCTGCTAATTTAAGTTTGTCTAATTCTTCTTCAGCGTTAGCAATTGCTAATTTATCTCTAGCACTTCTTTTACCTTGTGCCCTGTCTAGCATATCTTGTAAAGCTACTTTTTGTTTTAATATAGATAATTCTTCAGAACCTGTAATATTTCCTTTTCTACCCTCAACTTCTAATCGTTGTAATTCTTTTTGGTTCTTTAAGTATCTATCTGACCAGCTAGCTATTTCTCTTCTTGTAGCCATAAGTGCTTGTTCAGATTTTTGAACAGCGTAATTAGCTTGTACTAAATCTCTTTGAGCACTTGTAAATCCAAATAAAGCATCAAAAGCTTCTGACATTTCATCTAATGCTTGATTTGTAGTTGCATAATAATATTTGTCAAGTTCTTCAACATATTTGCTAGCATCCATTACAGCTTTATCCATAGTGCCTTTGATAGCATTTTTAATAGTATCAGTATCAGCTAAACCAGATACAATACCTTCAATCATTGGGGTACCAATCAAATCTCTTGTAACACCTGATGGTGACCTAATACCCATAGCATCAACACCAGCTTGTACAGTATTATTTAATAACATTACAAGTGTGTTAGGTAGTGCTATTTGACCTCTCTTATGTAAACCCAATAAAATACCATCAGCCATTGCTGAACCGATTTCAAGTCCATTTTTCTTAAGTTCTTCTAATTGGTCAGATTTGACACCTATTTCGCTAGCACCTTCTGGGAATAGATTTATAAGTCCTGACTCAGCTACTTGAGCCATAGTTCTATCCTTTAAGAAGTTTCTAACAATTTGAGCAACTTTAGGTCCTTCTTTTGATAGCTGTTCAGCTAATACTGGTGCAAAAGTTGACAATCTCTTAATCATATTTTCAAAGTTTCTAGCAAGTGCACCCTTGACCATTAACTCTTCAGTTATTCTCTTAATACTCTTCTTAACCTGTACAGGCATATCACTAAATATTTGTGATAATGTATTTCTAACTTTGTTAAAGTTTTCTGTTAAAGTTTGATTAAATTTATCTAGCTCTAATGCAGCAAGGTCTAATTCTTCTCTAATTTTTTGAGCATTTTCTTTTTCTTGTTCAAGTAATAAGTTCCTACCTTGTTGCAACTGTGCTCTTGCTTGAGCAAAGTTTTTAGCTGGGTCTACAATTACACCAATGAAACCTTCATTTTGAAGTTGTTTCATTTCTGCAAGCATAGCTTGTGTTTGTATTTCGGCTATTAAACTCTTTCCATCTGACATTTCTTGAAATGCTTGTTCAACAATTACATTTCCAGATGCAAACATGGTTACTAAATCTTTTTTAAATTGTTCAGTTCCATCACTTCTTAGACCACCAATTAAGTTATCTAAAAATATTTGTCCAGCTTTTAGGTCGGTTGCAGATAAAGCACCATCAGTTTCTTGTAAGAAAGCAGCAACGCTCTCTTTAGTAATCATTGCTAATTCATCTCTAAAACCTAGTGCAGAAACTTTATCAATTTTTATAAAATCAGGACCTAGCGTAACATCTATTTGGTCAGCCATGGACTGGAGATTTGCATCTAAGTTTTTAGTATAATTGTCAAAGCCTTTTGAATCAAAATAACCTTCTTTGTCTGCATCTCTGGAAAATATTCCATCTCCACCAAAACCTAAGAATTTGTTGTTTGATACTTCAAACTCTTTCATGAACTCTTTTAAGTTTTGTTGTGAAACACTGAAGAAGTTTCTACTACCTGTTCCAGGTGCGTCATAAATTAAATCGTAACTATCTTCTAATCCTTCAAGTAATATTCCAAATATTTGTCTACTAGATTTTGAAAAGGAATTGACATCCACAAAAGATTCTAATATATCTCTTGGTGTTAACTGTCCAGTTGTAGGTATGTCAGCTACTTGTGCACCAATGCCTTGGAATAAATCATCAAAGAAGAGTTCTCTTGTTCCTCTTAAATCAATAGTTGTTCCTGCTAAATCACCTACAGCAGATAAGAATTTCTGAACATCTGCATTGTCTCCTAGTACCTTACTGTCAAATAAAGTAGTCTGTACTATGTCTCCAAGTTTTTTGTTGTATTCTATTTCTTGTTTTAATAAATTGCTTTCAGCTTCATCAAGTCTGTCAGCTATAGCTTGAGTTACCTCAGCAAATTCAGTGCCTTTATTCTTATATTCATCTAATAATTCTGTAAGAACATTAACATTTGCTTTTTGTCCAACAAGACTTTGTCTATCTCCAAACAAATCATCCAAAGAACCTCTTATGCCATCTATTGCTGCTTGAGATTTATTAGCATTTTCACTTACTTTAAAGAAAGCTGTCATTGCCGCACTCATTGCAGCCATTATCGCCATATTTGCTACAAGACCCATAATGGCAGCACCTACACCTCTAATAACAGTTGTTAACTTAACCATCATTCTTATCATTTGAGGTGTTAATTTGTTACTTGTTACAAACTTTTGAGCAAGATTATCCATATTTTTACCAAATAGTCCAAGGAATTTTATACCTCTTCCTACCATTTTTATCATTCGACCAACATTTTGTGTAAAGAAATTTATATGCTTACTATTCTTTTCAAAATTATCTATTAAATAACTAGCTAATCTTGAAAAACCTTGTCTAAATGGCAATTCTTGAAGTTTAAATATTTTTGTAACAAGTTTACTAATACCAAAACCAGTTTTAAGCAACCTAATTTGCAAACTTTCAAGAGGTCTTATTGTTCCATCAACTAATTTTTGACCAAAATTTTTAAATTTATTTCCTAAACCAAAAAGTCCAGTTCCAACATTATTAATTTCTTCTCGTATATTTCTTATACCTTCAACAGTTTCAGGTCTTAGTTTAAACCTATCGAAAAAGTTTCTCTTATCCATACCTTTTTCGCCAAACATATCACTTATACTTTGTATTTGACCAAGTTCATCAATAACTTCGCCAATTTGACCAGTGTCAATCATACGAACTATAGATTCTGCTTGTTGAGGTGTTAATTGACCAGATTTAATATTGTCTTTAATTAATTGATTAACTGTTTGTAACTTTTGAGCTTGTATTTCTTGAAGTTTATTATTATTTTTTATTTGCTTACCATGTAAAGTTTCTTCTTGAGTTATTTCTCTAAGCTCAAGAAGAGCTTTAGACATTTTATCAACTTCTTTACCTCTAGCTACAGCCCTGTCATTAATACGCTTTTGTTCTTCTCTGTTGTATTCTTCGATTTGCAAGTCTTCAAATTTTTGAGGTGTAAGTGTCTCACTATCAAGTTTATTAATATCTTGTTTATTTTTTTTCTGCCTTTCAAGAATTTCGTTCAACTTAGCTTCAGCAGTATTATTTTTTGCTCGTTTTTTCTCTATTTCGGCTTCAATATCAGCTTTTTGTTGATTAAGTTGCTTATTTTTTTTGTCTGCTGAGTTTTTAACTTTTTCGTAATCTTTTTCTGCCCTAGCAATCTCAGAGTTTTTAGCTTCAATCTCCGAAAGCATTTCAATATTTTGTTGATTAAAATCCTTAATATTTTTTTGTACACGAGCTTTCTCCTTTTCAGCAATCAGATTATCATCGAGTAATTTCTGATTATCTTCAATGTATGTTTTATTTGCTGAAATTTTATCTTCTAAACCTTGTATTTCTTGTTTAGCATCATTAATAATTTTTTTAGATTGTTCTCTGGATTTTTGCTTTAAACTTACTTCATCTGCAATTCCTCTATTAATAGCTTCAATCTTGCCCTGTTGGTCTATAACATCAGGTCTTTCAAAAAATTTATCATCCATTGCATTTTTATCTCTTGTAAGACCAATTCTTTCTTCTTCTAATTTCGTAGCTTCATCTCTTAATCTCTGTTTTAACTCACCAACTTCAGTACCCTCTTTATCAAAGACACCCTCTTTTGATTTTTCTTTAATATCAGCAATAGCTTTTTCATATCTAAGTCTTTCAGAATCGGCTTTAGCTCTCTTTTCAGAATTTAATGTTAATGCTTCATCAATTGTCAATTCTTTATCTTTAAGTTTCTGAATTTTTTCATTATTTGCAACAAGTTCATCTAAATCTGCTTCACTAACTTGTTTTCTAGGGTCTACAGCAGCTTCAGCTATGTCATCATTTAATTTAGCATTTCTCTTAGTAAGAGCTTCAATTTCATCACCAATACTCTGTAATCTATTTTTTAAGTTTTCTGAGTTTGTATCTATGTCTGTTATATAAGTATCTAAATTTTTGACAGCATCTCTTACATCAAATCCACCAATTTTATCTAAGTCAACACCTTCTTTTATTTTCTTTTGTGCACCTGCACCTACAATGTCTGATTGGGTTTCTTCAAATGTTTTTAAAAGTTTTACATAACCTTCAGTATTTGTAATAGTATCATCTAAGGTATCTTGTAAACTTAAATAAGTTTGTCTTTGATTTTTAAGTATTGGGTCTAATTGCTCTAAATCAGTATTTAATTGTGCAAGTCTTTCTAAATCTTCTGGTGTTGCTAACCCCTCAGCTTTTCTTTTTGAGAGTTCCATATATTGATTTGATAAATTATACATATCTTCAGATAGTTCGTTATATAATTGTTTTTCTTTTTCGACTTTTTGAAATAATTTTTGGTCACTATCAAACACCTCATAACCACTTGCAGCAGCCATAACTTCACTAGAAATTGCTGCATCCTTACCTCTTCCAGTAATTTTTTTCTCTCTATTTTCTAATCCAGTTTCATCACCCAAAAGAAGGTCTTGTCTAAGTCTTAGAAGAGAAAGTTCTTTCTTTCTATCGTTAATTACATTTTTAAGTGTTTTTTGCTCCTCTTCTAAAAATTCTGTACTTTGTTCAAATGTACCTAAGATACCTTCAGCAACTTTAATGTCTTGTCTTAATAGTCCTTCTTGTTCCCTTAAAAGTTTATTTTGATATGTAAGTTCCTTAGACCTAGCTAAATCTGCATCTGTAGCTTTACCCTTACCTTTAGCTTCTTCAATTTTGGCTATTTCTTTTTTATTTTCTGTAATTGTTCTAGTAATTAAGCTAGAACTTTCTTCTAAACTTTCAAGATTTTTACGAGCAGCGGCTTGCTGTTCTTTTGTCATATTTGCAAAGTCTTTTTGTAATTTAGTTTGTTTTTCAATTTCCTCAGTTTTTGCCTCATATTCTTTGACATCTTGTTCTTGTAAACGATTGAGTTCTTCAACTTCTATTTGTAATGCGTTCAAAGACTTTCTTGCTTCAAAATCTAAATCCTTACCTTTTTGCTTTAAATCTAATTCATCATCTAATAATGAGTTTCTAACCTGTGTTAACTCAGTTAATTTAGTTTGGTCTGCTATTTGGTCAGTAATTGAATCTTTTACTTGGTTTCTATAATTAATATGTTTTTTTTGGAAATCATCAAGATTATCTAGGTCATAATTGCTTGTATCTTTAAAAACATCAATACCCTCATTAGCAGCTCTTCTAATTACTGAATCAACATCTTTTGTGTCTAATCCTTGCGATTGCAATACTTGTAATAAAGTGTCTCTATTAGTACCTAAAAATGCTTTAAAAGTTCCATCAAGATTATTTTCATTTAAGAACTGTAGATTACCAGGAGCAGCAGATGCCTGAAGGTTTCTATATTGAGCTTTTAATGCACCTATTTGATGTGGTTCTGTGTGTTTTAATTCTTTTAAATATGTTGCATCTAATGTTTCCAAAAATTCTTTTCTTAACATTTCTATTTGTGCACTAGCGTTAGCACTTGCATTAGTTTGTCTACCTCTGAAAAAATCTGCAAAGAAAGCACCTTGACCACCTTTACCAGCACCAACCATCATTGACATATTTCTCTGTACATTTTTTAAGGCTTGTACAACAGTATTTAAACTTATTGCCAAAATACCAAACTTTTTAATCATGTCGGTAATATTGTCAGCAGTCTTTGCTTTAGCAATAGTAGTTATACCACTAATAAATCTATTTAGAACTGGTAAAGTTTGAGAACCTAATTCAATACCTATATCGTTTATATTGTTTCTTAATATACCTATTTGAGAAGTTGTTGTTTGATATCTTTTTTCTGCTTCACTGTTAAGTGCGTTGTTAATAACAAATTCTTCATTAGCTGATTTTAAGGCTCTCTCTACATCATCAGATGCAAAAGCTAAAGCTCTTAATGCTCTAACAGTTCTCTGTTGTGAAAGACCAAGTTGCTCCAACATAGTTATAGTATCGCCACCAGAGTTGGATATATCTCTTAAACCATTTAAAAATGCTAAAAATGCTTGTGCTGGGTCTACTAAAGCTAATTCTTCAAATCCTTGAATAGTCAGTCCAGATATTTTTGCAAATACTGCTAGTTCTTTACCACCACCAACAACTGCTTTACCCATAACATCAAGAGCTCTTTGTACAGCAGTAGCACCAGATTGTGATTGAACACCTACAGCTTTAAGAGCTGTTGCTAATGCCATTGCATCTACAGCAGAGTTTGTTATTGGACTTTCCAAAGATTCCATAGCAGTAGCTATACCTAATGCTGTATTGATTATTTCACTTTCTGTAGCAGCAAATTCATTACCTAATCTAACTAATGTTGATGCTAAGTTATCAATGTCTTTTTCAGCAGTGCCTGTTATGTTGGCTAATCTTGAAATAGCGAATGCTGCATCTTCTGCACCCATATTGGTAGCAACTGTTAATTTAGAAATTGTATCTACGAACTTACCTATTTGGCTAGCTTGTATACCTAACTGACCACCAATTTCACCAATCTTATTTAATTCATTAGTTGCAATAGGTGTTGTTTTAGCAATGTCTCTAATTTCATCTGATAGGTTTTTAAATTTCTTTTCAGCAGATACAGCGGCACCTTCAGTAAAGTTAAGAGTTTTCTTTATACCTGCAAATGAGTCTTCAAATTGAATTGCCGCACTTGTTGCAAATTTATAAGCTGAGAAAGCAGCCGCACCAGTAGCAGCGAAAGCAGGAATAATTCCTGACATAGATTTACCAACTTGAGCAGACCTTCTTTGTAAAGCATTAAGGTTTTTCTCAATATCCCTAACTGCACGACCTAAGCTCTGTCCATTAGCTTGGAAATCTAAACTTACGACAACTTTTGCGTCTTTAGCTGTTACCATTACTTCCTAGTTCCTTGATTTTTAGATTCTTTAACAAATTTTTCTAATGAAACTTGTTGCCTTGGTCTGTTACGACCTCTCCTTTTATCAAGTTCTTTTTTCCACCAACCTTTTGGTGGATTGTTTGCACTTTCTGTGTTTGCACCTTCGTAAGTTTGACCATCCATATATGCTGCATAGTGAGGTGCATAAAAATTGGATTTATCTAAAGGTAGGTTAGTTATCAAAATCATAAACTTTCTATATGTAATATCTAAAGGGTCACTAATTTTATAGTGTCGTTGAAAGTCTGATTCTACAGCTGCCCAGCGTAACCATATTTCACTGAGCTTAAATGCTATTTTGGGGAGCCATCCTCTTCAGTATCTGCTGCTTCAACTTCTTCTTCAGCATCTTGTACTAAGTTATATTGCTCTAACAGATATGTTAACAATTTTTCTAATTGTTCCCAAGTAGCACCATTATCAAGCATCTGGTCTAATTTATCTTGACCTACTATTGATGCTAACCACTCTGGAATAGCTTGAGTAGGCATACTGCCTGTCTCATCCATCCAACGCATTTGTGCAAGAACTGTTCTTGCTGGTAAAGCGTGAGGTAAAGTGTAAACTTCCCCTGCTATCTTTACCACTATTGCTTTTTCTTCAGCTTCTTCCAAAGCTAAATCAAAGTCTCTTACTTCTTTTGTTTTTTTGTCAGCCACACTGACCTCCTATCACTATCATTATTATTTTTTAACCTTGTTAGTTAATGTCGAATACATCGCTATCGCCAGTATTGTCAACAATTCTAAACAATTCAAGGAATTGGTTTGTTGCCTGTACTGCCTTTGGCTTTAGTACTTTAAACTCAACTGCAATTACGACCTTTTGAGGTGCTTTTTGATGAGCCATTGAAAAAGCTCCAACATTGATAGCACGAGGAATTTCCACATGTCTATCAGCACCAGAAGGACCATCAACGATTAACAATAATGATTTCTCATCATAGTCATCTGTTGAAGGTGGTTTTAAGCTGTCGTAACCTGTACCATAGTCAGAATCATCTGCTGTAAAAGTACCACCAGCAAGAGCAACTTGTAAGTTACTCATAGATGCCTGTGCTAATTCACCAGTTAATCTGACTTCTTGTGCAGTTTTAAATGTTGCAATTGGGTCAATTTCTTCAGCGACCATAATGTCTTCAAATGTTTTATCCATTTCAAGAGTCCAGCCGTCTTCAGAATACCCAACATCTACCCAGTCGGAAGCTGGGGCTGCCCAGTTTCCAGTATCGCCTGAGTCATCACCTGGGAAAGCAACATAGTCGCTTCCATCAGATGTGTTACCATCATTAGCAATTGATGCAACATAAAGTACACCAGTACCAACAATAACTTCGGATATTGTACCATTTGTGCTTGGCATAATTTATCTCCTAATTATTCTTCTTCTACTTCAGTATCTTGCAAGACACTGCCATTATCGGCAAAGTCTTCAATGTCTTCTTCCACATAGTCCTCTGAAGCGTCATTGTCTTGTTCTTCAGCGACTTCCTCAGTATCTGAAATAAGCAAAGGATATGCTTTACCATCTAAGGTCCAGCTTTTGTCCTTTAGCCTATCCCAGTCTTTGGACTCAATTTCCACCCATTCTCCTGTCTGGAAAACTTGTCCAGACACGACATCTCTAGCTGAGTTTGCTTTGTTAAATAAAGGGTTTAATTTTACTTTAACTTTTTTATTCTCTTGTTCGTTTTTACCAAACATAATTCTCCTAGCTTGCATCTCTATATGTCATAGATAAGGCTATAGTATATCTACCTAAACCAGTGGCAGTCTCTTCTATTCGTGTTGGCATTTGTATAATGTCAAAACTATAGATTTTGGCTTTTAGACCATCACTACTTTGTATATACCCATTACTATAATTGAAAGCTGCCTGAATAATGGTATTTGCAAGGTTCATTGCTTCTCCATAATCAGGCACAACAGTATCATTATCTCCACCCCAACGACCTGCAAAACATTCCATTGGTATTAAAGCATTTTGAATATGTGCGTCACTTCTAGGATTTAATAAAGAACCACCACTTCTAAACAAAACGAGAAAAGGCATTTCTGCATCTCTTGGTAATCTTGTAGCAATCCTAGTGCCTACTATATCTGTTATGGAAGTCTGACTTAAGCACCAAGCCCTAGCAATAATTTCTGCATCAGGTGGTACTTTTTGGTTTTGGTCTCTTGTATTAGGCATAACTTAATAATATCTAACAACTAATGAATTTGTGTTATTTATAACGCAAACCACTTAGATTAATTTTGTGGAATAAATAATTGTAAATTACTAAAGCATCTTGTTTAGTTAACTCTTTATTTAGTTTGTCAATATCTTGTTGTATATTAGTAGTAATACCTTGATTTATATAAGCTGGTAAATTTACATCTCTAAAAGAACCATTTATACCACCAAGTATTACATTTATATCAAGAGAACTACCTGCACTTGATTTATAACCCCATAAATACATTGCTAATAATCGAGTATTAATTATTGTATTATTTTCAATCTCACTTACTATAGTTGCTAGAGAATTTCTAAGTTTTGAATTTTCATCATTAGTTATTGTCATTTTTTTTCTACCCAGTTCGCCTATAAGGGAATAAAATTGACCACCTTCAACAACAACACCCAATCCACCACCAAATGTTGGCATGCCTTTTCTTCTCTGAGGTTTTAGTTTCTCTATGTTTTGTAGAGCTTGCTTAACAGCTTTTCTTAAAGTTTCAGCACCTTCTAATAACTGCATTGCCTCTTCAAATGTATTATCTCCAAAAGCATTAGTCTTTTGTGTCGTTGAACCAAAAGCACCTTGTGATGTGTCAATTTCATCTAGTACATCATTACGACCTCTGTCAGCTTGTTTTGGTCTATATTTACTTTCCAAACCTTCTAGTTGACTTCTCATTAACTCATTTATTGTTGCCGAAAATTCTTCATACTCACCTGTAGCAGGGTTTCTCTTTTGAAGAAATACACCAGATATATCTTCTCCTGAGCCAACTTCAAATGTTATTCCTGCTTGATTAGCAAGTATTTGATAGTCATTAATAACTCTTTCTTGTGCTTCTAAGAACTCACTTGTTTGATATGCATCTATAAGAGGTATGTTTTGTTCTTTAGATATTCTTTGTGCAACATTTTTTAGTTCTGTTTCAAAACCCTCAGTAAACTCCCCCATAAATTGTTTTAGAGAAATTGATTCTTCACCTAGAGTCACTTTTTTACCTGTTGCTGCTCTACCTCTCTTAGGGTCATAGACTCTTCTTAATCTATCTAACTCTGCTTCTTCCATTTCATCCCATACTTGTTGATAAGGGAAATCTTTTAATTGATTAGTTAAGGTTATGTATTCTTCTATATCTGCTGCTTCTTCTAATTCTTGAAGTTTAGTTTTGTATAAAGTCTCAGCTTCTATTTTGGAATTTTTACCATTTTTAGCTGCAAATTCCATAGCATCTTGTTCTCTCTTTGCTCTACCTTTTTTTAATCTATCGTTAGATTGTATTTGTGCTGATTCAATATAGTTTCTTCTAGCTTTACTAACATTAGCTTGTATGTTTTCTACAATGTCCTCAATAGAAGTAACACCATATCTTGAAGCCATTTCATCAGAAAATCTTGCATACCAGACTACCTCATCACCTAAATCTGCACCTATACCACCAAATATTTCATTTAAATTTTGTTTAAATTGGCTTTGCCATATTCGATTAGCTCTAATTGCAGCACCAACATCATTACCTGACTTTAGAGCATCATTAAGTGAATCAAAATAGTTTTTATAACCTCCACCACCAATTTGTTCAGTATCTTCATAAACTACTTGAGGATTACCAGCATCATCAAACATTATTGTTGACCTTCTATTTGCTGGACTTGTAATTTTACGAACACTTTCTTGTATCAATTCTTTATTTCTAAATAAAGGTGCATTGTACCTAGTTCCTTCTGGGTCGTATAATATAGTTTCATAAGCATCCCTTATAGAAACCCTACCAGTTAAATCTGTTTTTCTTCGTATATCTAGTTCAGCATTTAAGATTTCTTTTGTTTTTCTATCTAACATTAAGTTAAATGCTTTTTGTTTTTGTTTAGGTTCCATAGAAGTAGTTTCGCCTTGATAAAATTTTCCTCTTATCTGATGCTTTGTAACTTTTGGCTGTGTCATACCAAAGTTTAATCCTAAAGATTTAGCAGCACTGTAAGCAGCTTGATGCATAAATAAAGTTCTTGGATAAGTATATCTATAGGTTCTATCATTTCCATTTTTGCCATGTGCAGTTTTAATACCACTTTTTGATTTTTGTATACCACCATATTCTATTTCTTGTGCATCACTAATAGCATCAGCAAATTTACTTTGTGCAGTTCTACCACCAAAAGAAACCGATATTCTTAAAAATGCATCTTTAACTTTAAATTTTTCATTATCAATATGTATAGCTCTTTGTATTTGGTCTCGGCTTGGAATATAGTTTGGGTCTTTAGGATTGTTAGAACTTTTAAATAATTGATAGCCTAAATTTCTACCTTCATATATTGGATTTAATCTACCATTTACAAACAAGCCATCAAAAGGAACACCCCTGTTACCTGTTTCTATATGTAACATTTCTCGATATGTAGTTCCAAACCCTTTTGTTCCTAATGCTTTATCAATGATTGCATTAGACATACTACTATTGTACCAACTTTCATTTGCTGCTTTTCTTAACATATCCATAAATTTAGCTTCTTCTTTTCCACCTTTTTGTGCTCTATAGGCTACAGCTGATGGACCACCCCCCAATGGTTTTCTCGCACCTGGTTTGACACCTTCTTGCCTAGCTCTACTTAATGAATTAAGAGAATGTGTCAAATCGTAGTAAGCGTTATATTTATTTGTATAAGTAGCAGAACCATTTAATATTCTGTCAAAATCTTCAACAGTAAATTTGTCTTGATATGGTATTGAAGCAGTACCCATGTTCATAATTTTTCTATCAGCACTCTTAGTTATATCTAAACCATGAGGATTTTCTATTATATCAGTAGCATCTTTGAGAGTTCCATACTTGTTATTAGCTTCATTTTTTAATTTATTAATTTCATCAACTAAGTTTTTTTGGTAGCCTAATTCTCCAGTTTTCATATTTTTTACATATGTAGGTCCATAAGGATTTTGTGCTTTATCATAAGCATCATTCATTTCAATTATTTTATTTCTATAAGCATCAAAATAATCATTAGGATTACGACCAGTGGCTAAGAATTTTTTATAATGTTGAGCTTCTGATACATTCATAGTCTGACTAAATATATTTCCAAAAATAGTTGAGTCTTTTAAATAGTTTTGGTCTGACATAAAGTTGCCATCAAGACTTTTTTTTAAACCTTTTTTTTGATTGTTACCCATAATTTTTTGAGCTTGAGTGTATGGGTCAGGTGCATTAGAAACAGCATTTGCAGCAGTCATTAGTGCCCACTGTCTAGCTAAACCTTTACCTTGTGTTAGTTGGTTCTTAATATGTTTTTCCATATTTACTACATTTTTAATTTCTATTTCTGTTTTTACGAAAAAATTACTAGACATAGAAGATAATATTTTTTTAGATTGTCTACCAGCCTGAACACGCATAGCCCTACCAATAATTCCACCACCTTGAGGAACAATTTTGCTTTGTACTTTTGATAACGCTCTACCACCAATTGTCCAAGCATAACGAGCAGCAACAGACCTTACAAAGTTACCAGCACTGAATAATGCTTGAATATCATTAATTGTCTGTAGAACACCATATGATAAATTTACCAAGCTGTTTGTTGCTTGAGTGGATGCACCTAAAGATTTAGCCCATAAGAAAGTTCTGTTAGCTCTATATATTCGAGCTTCTCCCCTTTTACTTAGAATTACATCTTTACGAGTTTCAGAAACAAATTTTTGTTTTTCAACAACTCTTCTTTCTCCAACATCATTAAGAAGTCTTACTGACATTATTCTCTATAGAGTAAATTTGCTGTTTTAAGTAATACTCTTCCTAATCTATTAGCACTAATTTGGACACTATCTATTTCAAAGTACTTTTCTGTTGCAGGTTCATACAATCTATCTGATGCTTTAATATCTACAGTTCCCTCAAAATAAGCTGTATAACTTTGTAATATTGTATTTCTACCACTTCGATTTTCAACTTCTGTATTGAAAACTAATCTACATATAACATTTTCATATGCATTAGACCAAGCAGTTGATTGTAAACCACGACTATCTACGTCTGTGCTAGAAACTCTTTGAATATGAACTTTGTTAATTAGTAATCTTGTGGGGTATTTAGCTGACATACTATAAATATAGTATGCCAAGCTAAAATTTCTGTCTTTATTCTTCTTCCTCAGCTTTTAAGTACTCTCTAAAAATAAAACTTTCTCTCGCATCAGTTTTATTTTCTTTTGTGTACTCTCTCTGTGCCTTAGCTGACCACTTCCAAAATGGTTCTCTAGGATTAGCATAACCAAAGGTAGATAAGATAATGTGACCCTTATCAATAACTTCTTCTGTTTGATAGGGGTGAGTTTCTTTTCCTCTCGTTATTTTTACAATATCAAATTTAAATAATCTTTGATTCATTATTCCCCCTTATACTTAATATCAAATTCTTTATCAAGTTCTTTGATAAATTTAGACATTTGTCCTACTTGTAAAAAAGTATCTTTGGCGTTCATACCAAATACTTCTTTGGTTATTGCTACTATATGACTTGCGATTTGGTCTTTCAATTATTCTCCTTTTTCTGCATAATATAAAGTTTAGCAGAAAATAAGAGTTTGTCAAATTCCTAAATTTTCGTTTGTCCTTCTTTGTTTTCTTCTTTCCTTAGATTTACAGGTTTTACAAAATAAAGATAACCCATCTCTAAATTTTGAATTGCTATCAAAAGAACTAGGTGAAAGACTTTGTTTACACAATAAACAAGTTTTCTTATCTGGCTTTACAGTTTCTTCAGCTATCTGAACTTGACACTCTTTGCAGTATCTGTGGTAACCATCTTTGTATTTAGCTGATTTATTATATTCATTAATAGATTTATTAAGAGAACATTTATAACAAACTTTTTCTGTAGGATTAAATGAAGAATTTAAAAAATTACTTCTGGCCTCTTCTGCTTGTTTTGCTAGTTCTACATCTTTTAAACACCAAGTACGAAATTTATCATATCCAACTGGCAAACCTTCATATGTTTTTCTAGTAGTTATAGTTCCATAACCTGATTGTATTCTTTGAATTACTTGATTTGCTATTTCGTAATCTATTTCATTACCAATAGATAGACCAGCTTCTACTTTAAGTTGTCTTACTCTTTCAATTGAAACACCCCATTCACTGGACCATTCTTTAAGTAATTTATTAGGACTGCCTATAAATAAAGCCTTTGCTTCCTCCACGCTAGGTGCTTTCTTATTAGGCATAATCTACACGAAAAAGGATTTCCTATATGGTGAAAGTAGAGTTCTGTCAGAACCACTTAATGGTGCTACAGATAATGCATCTAAACCTATTGAATAACTTGCTGAATAGTCACCAATTCTTTCATTATTAGCTAAATTAAAGTTACCAGCAGTTCCATCAGTAGTATTTTGGTCACTAATAGCACTAGGTTCTTGTTGAGAAGAAACAACTAATACAGCTTCTAATAGTCTTGCAGCAGCTCTGGCTGAAACCATTTTAAATACAGTAGGCAAATCAGTACTTAATCCACCACCATGTGCTGTATAACCTGCATTATAAGTTACTACAATGTTTCTTTCTCTAGCATAAGACCATCTTATACCAATTCTATGTAATCTACCATTTGGATAAAATACATAATCAGCACTAGAGCCCTCAGTTAATGTAAAATCATCTTCTACAACTGAAACAATAGAACGAACAGGTATATGTGTTAAAAAGAGTTCTTTTGTTTGGTCACCTGTAAATGTTTCTGTTTGCTGTTTGTATTCAACATCATATCCAACATATTGAACAATAGCTTCATCTACAAAAGGTATTAAATTGTCTGTTAAATGTGTCTCTAAATCAGAATCGAAATCAATACGAGTATAAGCCTCTACATCGGCTGCAGTTGAGAAAGCCATTTAGACCTCCTTACTTATCTTCTATATCGAAATTCTTTACTGATTTATCTTCTACCTCATCAGATTTAACTGCTTTTTCCTCAACTTTTTCTGCTTTTTTAGCAGGTTTTGAGGATTTTGATTTTTTAGCTGGTTTTTCTTTTTTACCCCAACCTTGCTCTTTGAGCCAATCAGTTGGATATTCCTTACCAGCTTTAGCAATTAAGTCAGCTTGAGAAGTTGGCACATCTACTGCGTCACCCTCCCATAGCTTTCCATCAGGTAGCCTATAAATATTTTTTTCTGGAATTGTATACATAATTAAATCCTAACTTATAAATTAAAAATTGTTGGTATTAGAAAAGCCCTCCGAAGAGGGCTAATCTACACTATCGTTTTATCTCAAACTTAGAAGTTTGTGATAGAACAGAAAGCTGTTGGTCTGTAAATGACAAAACCCATTCTCATTGTCAATCTGATTGCCAATTGATTCTTCGCAAAGAAGTCACTATGGCTGTCAGATACAGCAAGGTCAACACCTTGTCGCATAACAATTTGAGCAGCATCGCCACCACCGAACTTACCAACTAGGGCAGTTCCAGCAGCAATTGCTGTTGATGGTACGACTTTAAGACCCCATAATCTAGCTGCAACATCGGAACCGAAGTTTCCTGCTGCTACAACTAATGGGTTCTTAGAACCACTTGTAGTTACATCAGATACAGCTGTAACAATTTGATACCAGTCTTCTGGGTGAAGAACTATTGCATCAGGTTCGACAAAAGCGTCTTTTCTGATTTCTGTAATAGCTTGGTAGACTTGTCCAAGTCTTCCTAATTCACCTGCATAAGGCAAGGCATAGTCAAATGTGTTAATACCAGATTTATTCAAAACACCAGTCAAGTTTGGAGCTGTACCATTACCATTTAGTAATTGGTTGTCCATTCTCAATCTCATCATTGTGGTGAGACGAGAGTTGACATATCCTTGAATACCTGAGACATCAGCTAACAACTCATCTGTCACTGGTAAGAAAGTAGCAATCTTGCGAATGCTTTCTGTTCTTTCAGTGAAAGCCAATGCTGATTCGTTTGCAGAGGAGATGTCTCCTGATTCTGCGATTTCACCTGCATTGTTTGTGAAAGTTGTCTCTTCAAGATATACATATGCGTTTTGAGTTGTTGATATTTGGTCAAACAATCCAATAACAGCATTAGGGTCTCTTAAAGCTGTCTCTAATATTCCAGGTGCTCTAAGGCTCTCTGGTGGATAACCTGTGGTATTTAAAGTTGTTTTAAATTCTGCTTGAGAGTCAACACCTTTAACACCATTGCTTAAATATGATTTATAAGCATCAGTGTTTGTGAATTGCTCACCAATTGTTTTGATACCAGCAGATTGTGGTTCAGCAACTGGCAATTCGTTGACAGCATCTGCGTCAACTTCCATTGCTTTTGCATTAGCAGCTTTTGATTCTTCAATCTTAAGCTCATCTAATGATGTTGCTAATTCCTCATTAAGACCTTTGATTTTCTCTTTTTGGTCGTGTGAGTACTTACCATTGTCAGCTGGAGCATCAAAAACAGATTTGAGTTCTTCACGAGATTTAGCGATATTTTCTCTAAGCTCTTCTACTTTACTCACTGTAAATTATCTCCTATTAGATTACTTATACTTCTGTGTCGTCAGCCTCAACATCAATAGCTTCTGCTATTAATCTTTGGCTTTCTATCCACACATCATCTTCCAAGTCATCATTGTCAACTGATTCAGTGTTATCTACTGGAACTTCTTCAGTTTCTCTTGATTCAGCATCAGGTTCCTCTGCTACTTCCTCAACTTCAACTTCTTCAGTATCGACTATATCAGTTGGTTCATCATCTTCAATAATCTCTTCAGCTAGTTCTTCTTCTAAGTCAACATCTAAAACCTCTTCAGCACCAACCTCAGAGATGAATGCATCTAATTCAGTCCATGCATCTATAAGGTCTTCTTGAACAGCTCTTAAGGCTTCAGTTGCCTTGGCTCCTATTTTTCTCCCATCTTTGGCACGCAACATCGCAATGGCGTTAGCTCGTGTCATTAAGTTAGAAAGTGCAGCAAGCACACTTTTAACTTCCTCTGAGAAAGTTTTTGGTTCTTCCTCTGAAACTTCAATGTCAGCAGATTTTTTCATATCTTTTGCACATTTACCTGTTTTCTCGTAATCACAAGCACTATAGCTTTTACTACAACAAGCACAATGTTCTGCATTTGCATCGTGAGATACTACTTCTTCTTTTGGCTCTTCTGCTGGTTTTTCTTCAGCAAAAGATTCTGAACTTAAAGTATCTTTTGTTAATTCTTCTAGCAATGACTTATTAGATTTAATAGCCATAGTGTAGGTTTCTTGATTTGCACCTACAAGAACTGGTGATACTTCATAAACTGATAAATCTTTTAAATATCTAGCATCAACTTCTTTATCATTACTTTTGAATTTTCCTCTTTCGCTATCGTTAACTCTGTAACCAAATGACCATTGTTGTAAGTCACCCATAGCTTTTACTAAGTTGTATGCTTCTTTTCCAGACTCTGTGTCCATAAAAAATGAACCTTCAAATGTAGCTTTATCGCCATCTTGTTTGATTTCACCTTTACCTATTGGCATATCCCATTTATGAGCCCATACCATTGGAACTGAACCTGATTTAAATCCTGATTTGATAGCTTCTGGAACGACAACATCGCCATCGCTATCTAATGTATTGAAGACTGAGAATACAGCAGAAACTTTTCCTTCTTCTTCTGCTTTAAATTCTAAGTCGATATTTTTAATTTCACTCACGAGTGCATCTCCTATATAAACTGTTAACAGATTTATTTAGGTGCATATATTAAAAGATTAACAAAAGTCTTTAAAATGCGTGGTATTTATCTTAAGGTGTGTTTGGGTTCTCTACTTTATTATTTACTTCAGCCATCTGTTTTTTAGATGAGAGTGGATGACTTGAAGGCAATAAATCAGTATCGTATGGCTTTCTCTTAAACTTCTCATTTTTCAAAGCAAACAAGAACCCATTAACTCGTGCTAATCCCCATTGTTCTTCAGAATTAACACTTGGTCTTACTGAACTAGGGTTAGTTCTATAAGCACCTACACCCCTATTAAAAACTGATACTAACATTCTCTTTGTTGCTTTATATTTTGGATTACTAGAATTATGGTCTTCGACTTTTTTATCTAGTGCTTTAGAGATTGCAGTAGTAACAGCTTTAGAACTATATTCATCAGCAATTTTCATTGCTAGTTTTCTAGCTTCTTTTCTTCTAGCGTTAACAACTTTTTTCTGGTCGTTAATTACTTTTTTCATAGCAGGAACACCCATATTTAAAACACCACCCCATTTAATAGCGGCAACAACACCAGCTAATCTGTTATTGTTTTGATGTCTTCCCATAAAGCGTTCTCTTCTACGAACCCAGCTAAGTACTGATTCACTTCTATCGCCAGATTTATATTTAGACCATCTAGCAAAAGCATCATTACCTGTAAAAGAGGTAGGAGGATTACCACCATTACCACCTCTTCTCCATATTTCTGGATAATCTTCTTTCAAACTTTTTGCGTAACCATAAGGAAATTGTTTATATTTAGAATTAGAAAGAGAAACTTGTTGGTCATCACCAGGGCTTGGAAAATTTGTCCTATCTTTCATAGGTTTTTCCTTTTTAATATTTTCTGGCTCTATCTCGAATATTTTTTCCATAAGTACTTCAGCTTCTTCTACGCTAACTTTTAACTCTTCCACCATACCATCAATGTAAGATTTTTTTGTTCTTTCAAATGCTTCGTGTGAACTACAAGGCATATAATAAGTCATATCTTCTATTTTGTGAGTATGAAAACCTGAGCAACCAATTTGTTCTGCTCTTCTTTTAGCAGCTTCTTGTGTGGTAAACATCCACATATTTCTTGAAGGTGTAAATGTAACTGCTTGTCTAGTTGTTTCTGGTACAGCATCTACGCTATCCATTTTTATATCATACAACTCTCTTAAAAATTTAGAATAAATACTAGAGCCACTATCACTAGATGCTCTAAGTTCTTCCATATCGACAACTGTTCCACCAGCAGGGTCATTATTTCTAGTATTTTCTTGTTCTTCTGTTGGTGCTTCTGGTTGAGAGCCATCAGCAGGAACTTGTAACATATTCATTGGTCTTAAATAGACATTATGTCTTTCATCAACATCTAGTCCAACTACTTTTCTAGCTTCTCCAATAGTTATCCAACCACCAGATACTCCCATATTAACTCTGGAATACAAATCATCCATATCTGTTTGTAAAGCTCTGACATTTTGAATATCATAATCACAAACTTGACCACTATCACCAAAATCAGGAACTAGCAACTGATGAGTTAATTCGTTAGCTACTGTTTTCCATAATGGAACTAATCTCTGCTCAGTGAAGAACTCTCGCAACTCAGCAGTATTGTTATAAGTTGCCGCATCCAATCCAGCTCCGAGTCCAGCCAATATTGCTGGCACACCAAGAACAGCAGAAACTCTTTCTTCTGGAAGTTTTCTTAGTTCAGTTAACTTCATTTGGTCAGGAGAAAAAGAAACAACTTCAACATTCATTGACCCAGATAACACCATTGGTGCACCTCTGTTTTTACCACCAAACTTTTGTTTATAAAGTTCAGCAATAGCTTCTGCTTCTTCCCTAGTAGGACCACCCATTGCATCATTTCTTGGAGAGAGAACCACGCCTGGAACAGCTAAGTTTGTTAACAATGCAGTGGTATATTGCCCTGCTGCTTCATCACCTAACAATTCACGAAGAATTGATTTAAGTGGTGCGTGACCTCTTCTGTGGTCATTAGGGTCAATACCTTGTCTAATATGAATAATATCTTTAGGGTCTATTCTTACTGGTTCACCTGAAGTTGCATTTTTTTGTGATGCATAATATTCGTAATGCGTAATTAATTTAGATGTGTTACCTCTTACATCTACTAATCCTGGCATTAATGGAACTAAAGCTACAACTTTACCTTGTTTGTTTCTATTTTTAAATATAAAAGCATCGCCATGAGCATTTAGAGAAAGAACTATGTAATGTGATAAAAGACTTGAAGACATAAATTCATTAGGTCTTCTATAAAGTTCACTAACTGGGTGTTTGTAATCAACTTCTCTATCACCAAATACTTGGTCTCTTTTAACTACTTGTAATGCTGGTTCGGCAAATGAAGTCGCAAGAACATTTAAACAAGCTACTACAGCACTATTAGCAGTTCCATCTCCAATTTCTTTTAATTCTGCTGTTTCCCAAAAACCTGCTGTTGTGTTATAACCATAAACGCTACTATCTCTACTAGATGCGAGACTTTGGTTATAACTCGCCATTTTCCTTAGTGATGCTTCACTAGGTTTATTTAAATAATCCGATACTCTGCTTAAAAAACTTTTATTCTCTGCCATTAATACGCCTGCCAGCTTCTCCTCTGAACCAATGCCTGTACACCCAATACCAAAGCATCAACGATATCATCGTTTCTACCTACAGGAAAGGTCATAAGTTCTCTCTCTAAATCTTCTAACCACGATGCATTAGAACGAAACAACACATCGCCTGCCTCCATCCTAGCCGATAAAGGCATAGCCTGTGTTATTTTATCTTTGCTAGCATCCATTTCTCTAACTCTCATACCTCTACGCTGTGCTTCTTGTATAAAAGTTTTAGTAAATCCTTGTTTTTCCATACAAACATAAGACCATTTATATTTTTGGTACATACCTTGTATCATTGGAATAATATCTGGTCCTTCAATTTTTAATCTTTGCATATCCTCTACAAACAATTTCATATCTGGTGATATTGCGTAAGACATTACAACTGTATAGTCAGATTGAGTATTTGTAGTTACTGCTAAGTCAGCACCACCGAAGTGAACCATTTCTCCTGGTTGCCATTGAGAACCACCACCTTTGTACATTCTGTCTTCAACTTTAAAATATTGCATCCACTCAGGTTTAAGTAAACCTTGACCTGCATCAACAAACTCTGCTAAATACTCTTGAGCAAAAACAATAGACCCTACTTCTGCTTTAGCTGAATCTATTTCTTCTGGGTCTATAGCAGGATTATCATAAGTTGAAAATTGAAATCTATCCCAATTAGGTGCAGTTTTTGCAGTTTCCCATAAATCATAAAACCAATTATTCATACCCATTGGCGTACTAATAAATAAAGCAGAACCTTTTCTTTCAGTAAGTGTAGGTCTTAAAACTTCTTGCCAAACATCTGGTTTAATAAATGCTGCTTCGTCCATAACTAAGAAATTCAAACCTTCACCTCTTAATCTTTGGGGATTGTCAGCAGATTTACAAGATATAGAGCCACCATTTGGAAAAATTACTTCCATATTAGCTAAAGATATTTTAGGTCTAATTTCTTCTGGAAAAGAGTAAGCAGCGTTTTCTAGTGCTCTCCAACCAACTCTAGCAATTGCAAATGTAGGTGCTACCCACCATGCTCTACCACCATTAAGAGCAACTTCCATACACATATGAATACCAAGTCTGGTTTTACCAAAACGCCTACCAGCACATAATATTTTCCAACGAGCATCAGATTTAGATACTTCCTTTTGGTTTTTATGCAAACCTGGTAATTCAGGTACATATACAGGCATTAAATACCTAGTTCAGATTTTTTCTTTTTAATTTTTTTTATATGATTTTCAATAGTTGTTATTGCTTGTTGCCATTGTAAATGTTCAGATTGCTGTTGCAATTTAGAGGGCTCAACAATTGTCATACCAAAATGTTGTGCTTCTAATTTTTTTAATTCATTATTAACAATAGTTTTTTTATCATCTTCAGTTAAAAAGTCATAGTTAAAACTCATATCACCACCTAAATTTTTTCTTTTTAGCCTTGTTAAATTTATTAAGAGAACTTGCTGATAAATTTGCTGGGTCTTTTGTCCACTCTACATCTACAGGTGTTTCAAAAGCCACATTTGCAGATATTTGTCTTTTACAAATGAATTTGTCTTTTGGACATAGTATTTCAGGGTCTTCAGTAATTTTATGATTAATTTCATAAACACTTTCACACCTTAAACATTTATAATCATATCTCGGCATCTCTTTTTAAATAACCTCTTAATAATGCTTGATACTCTTTGTGAGCACCAGCTTGTTGTCTTCCATCAAATATATCATGATGTCTCTTACATAATATCGCAACATTCCATAATTCATTGGATATGTTTCTATTTTTTCCACCCATACCTATAGCTTTGATATGTGCCATCTCTAACCAAGTCCTGTCTGTACACTCATGCCACTCACATTGATAACCAGCTCTCTTTAATGCTTTTTCACGAAGTTCTGATTTATTTATTTTGCCAGTACCTTCTCTTTTTTTCTGACCCATACCAGATATGCCAGAGTTAGCACTTCTTCTCTTTTTATATTCTTGCCAAGTTTCTTTTTCAGCATCCCACACTTTGAAACCAACTTTCTGGTATATGAAAATTATGTAAAGATTTTTCTTTAAAGTCTATGTTCATCCACTTTTCGTATTTTTCAATTGTATGCAAAAGTTCTGGGTTATGGTAGTACCTGTTAAAATTTTTAAGCTCTTTCAGTTCTGCGTTATGTATTTCCATACTACCGAGAAAATCTGTATAAGATGCTCTGCCACCACCTAATACAGAAATATCAGTTAAATATAAATGTCCTAGAATAGGCTTATTTATATTTGGGTGAACTAAATCCCAACCATCATTAAGTAATTTAAATGTTTTACAAATATCTTCTTCCATTATTACTATTTCTGTATCTTCTTCATACAAAAACATTTCTTTGCTGAATGAAAAATTATATGAAAATTTACCAGAGGGTAAATATTTTTCAGACCTACCCTCTAATGGGAAAACCATATAAGGTAAACACGATTGCCATAAAGGTCTTGATAAAAATGGAAACTCTTCATAAGTCCAATATTTTTCCCAACCAATGTATGGATATAACATATTGTCTTGAACAAATTTTCTTATTCCTTTTTCAACATATTTATATTTAGAGGGATAAGCAGTAATAATTGTTTTACTATTGTTAGTTAGTTGCGATGCTTCTTCATACATCTCAATGAGAATTTTATCCCAGTCTTGTATAAATAAACTATGGCTGTCAATACTCAAAATGTAATCTTCTCCCATATACATATCTGAAACAGCTTTTCTGGCGTGACCAGTTCCAATTTTCTCTAGCCTATTTTCATCAGTTATTGCATCACCATAACCTCTAATTCTTTTACCATATTTATTTTTCATATTATTGAGCTTTTCAACTTCTCTTGGGTCAGAGTAAAGAGAGCGAATACCAAAATTTATATCTGAGGGGTTACTTGCTTTTCTATAGGCATCATTAATAGTAATTTCAAATTCGGTATCGTGCATTGTAGGCATTGCAATAAAAATAGACATAAAGAAAGTATATCACTTATACAGAATACAGCTCTCCTAAGAGAGCCGATGATGGGAGGAGGTCGGTGTGGAATCCGACTAACACTACATTATCAAAAAAATAAAAAAGGCGTGGTATTTAAAACACTCACGCCTTTCCTTACTATGACATTTTGCCATAGACGATTACATAAAAATTTTAACATAGATTTAACATTAAATACAAAGGTATAAAATAGCTTGTGATAATATTCACAAGATTATGTTAGATATACAAGATTACTTAACCCACATGGCTGTAGGGTTAACAAGTAGAAAAACAATTGAAGAAGCTAAATGGGGAAAACTCAAGAAAAAAGCTAAAGCTGTTTATGACAGATACTTTGTTGATTATACATTAACAGAAGAAGACTTACCTTAAAAATCCTCATCATCATCTGGTGGTAATGGTGCCATACGCCTTTCTTTGCGTATAGCTCTGCGTTCTCTTTCGGACTTACCACCCCAGATACCAAATCGCTCTCCTCGTATTAGGGCTTGTTCTAGGCATGGCTCTTTTACTGGACACTTGTTACAAATCTCTTTTGCTTTTTTGGTAGAACTACCTCGTTCTGGAAACCACCAATCTGGGTCATTTTCTGGATATTTCTTTACATTACATAAAGCATCTGAATACCATTTAGGAACATTTAATACTTCTGCTAACAAACTAACAGAATAATCATCATCAGACATACATCTCCCCCATTACTATATAGGGGAAAACTTTTAGAGCAGCATTTCTCCCATTCACATACATAACTC